CCGCCACGCAGACCTGCTCACGGGTGAGGTCAGCCTCCACCCGCCAGGACAGCAGCTTGGCGTGGTCATACAAGCGCCCGGATGGCTGGGGCGCGGTGGTCGCGGTCAAGGGGGGGCCTCCAGTTGGCGCAGGCAGGTTTGGGGGGGGGAAACCCACCGCGCCAACTGGAGACGAACTAGGCGACAGGGCTAGCGCGGCTCCCGGTGATAGTCAGTGCGCCACCGGGCGCGCTCCTGTGCATCAGGCCACTTAATTGTCATCGCGCCGCCTGCTGGCGCTCCTGTGCTGTGGAGACTGTGTGGAGTCCGTGTGGAGAACCTGTGGACTTCTCGGCCTATTCGACACCTAGTGTCTGGTTCTGTCAAGGCCCTACCTGGGCGCATACGCACACCAGGCCACAGGCCCCCGTGGGGGTTGCCTGTGGCCTGGTGCCAGCTCAGGAGCCTACGCGGCCAGGGCCTCCTCCACCCATCGAACCTTGACGGTCTCAGGGTCAAATGCTGAGCCCTTCCGCCCGGCCCGGTCAATGACCACCTGGGCCAGGAGGACCTGGACCACAGCCCGCCGCCTGGCAATGCTCAGGCCCTCCCAGACAGTCCTGGCAGGCTGGCCCCTGAACTCCTCCAGGGGGTCAGGGGCGCTGCTGGTGTTGAGTAGCGTCTCGATCTGAGACAGCCTGGCATCCTTGGCCTTGATGGTGGCCTCAGCCTGGCTGTCGCCCTCGAACACGGCCAGGAGGGCACCGCGCTGGCGGCGCAGGGTGGCCCGCTCAGCCCGGAGGGCATCAGCATCAGCCACCAGGGCAGGGGGTGGCTTGAGCAGGTCGGCCGCGTCGGGCTCCTCCAGCCTGGCCAGCACCAGGTCAGTTATCAGCTCGTCCACAGCCTTGGCGGTGCGGCGGACATGCCCACAGGCTGAGCCCACATAGGCAGGAGACCGGCCCCGGCCAGCCCCGCCCACCTTGACCTGCTGGTGGCAGACCCCGCACTCCGCGAAACAGGACACCAGCCACTTGGGCTCATTCCCGCCCTTATTGGTCCTCCTGTCTGGGTCGGTCAGCAGGTCCCTGAGCTGGTTCTGGGTGTCCTCGGTGAGGATGCCCTCCCAGGGGGCCTCCACCAGCACCCCGGCGCGGACCTGCTTGCCGACCACAGCAGCCTTGAGGAGCATGTCCCTGATGGTCCTGGTGGACCAGGGCGCACCCGTCACGGTCGGCACGCCGCGGTCGTTCAGGCCGCGCAGGACAGCAGCCAGCTTGACCTGGTGGAGGAGGTCATGGGCTGCCTGCCTGACCTCGCGGGCCTCAGCCTCATCTTGGACCAGGTTGCGGTGGTGCTCCTCAGTGCCAGCCTGGACCTGGTAGCCGAAGGGGCGGCGGCCCCCCTGGTAGGACTTGCCAGCCCAGCGGCGGCGGCCCATCTTGACCTTGGCCCTCACGCTGGCACTGTAGCGGCGGGCATCGGCTATCCGGTCTCTCAGGGCCTCCTGCTCAGAATCACTGCCGCCGTCGCGGAGTATCCACCTGGGCTCCCAGTTCTCATCTGGGGCCACCACTGAGGCCCCGGACACCTTGGCGGCGTCGATCAGGTCCAGGCCGTCCCGCTCGTTCCTGGCCAGCCTGGAGTCATCACTCACCACCAGGACCTTGGCCTGGCCGGTGAGGAGGTAGTCCCTGATGACCTGCTGCCACCTGGGCCGGTCGGTCCTGAACTCGACCATCCCGCTGGGGGTGGTGACCTTGAGCGGGGTCTTATAGGCACTGGCACCCTTGGGCCTGCCGTCCCCGTTGAGGTCGTTCTCGATGGCTACCCAGACCACTCTGAGGCCCTGGCTGGCGGCGAACTCCTCCAGCTCAGCCTTGCGGGCCTCGAAGGTCTCATCGTCCTGGTCTCGGAAGTCTGACAGCCGCAGGTAGATCACTGCTGGGGTCAGACCTGGGGTGGTGGCCAGGTGGCTGGCAAGGGTGGCGGTCATGGGGGTGGTTCCTTCCCTGGTGGTGGTGGTCAGTTGTCGGTGGGGGTGGTGGAGCTGGAGCTGGCCTGGGCCAGCTCGCGGTCAGCACCACACCGCTTGCAGCCCCTATAGCCCAGGTCGGCCAGCTCACTGGCTGGGGTCTCGGTCCAGAGGTTGACCGTGAGGTTGCGGCGGGTCACTGAGCAGGTCTTGGTGGTGTGGATCATCTGAGACTGGCTGCTGATGTAGAGCACTGGGGGTGGTTCCTTCCCTGGCTGCTGGGCCTGTGTTAGCCCAGCTAGCTGGTCTAACACACCAGGGGGCCTAGTGTATTCCAACGCCCCGTATGGTCTTGACCACACGGGGTGCTGGGGTACACAGACGTTGCCCTGTGCAATGCACAGGCTATATGGTGTGCATTGCACCACATCGTCCCAGCTCACAGGAGGTCCAACCGCATGACACCACAGCAGCCGCAGCGGAGCGAACTACACCACGAAGCCCTCCAGCCACGGGAAGTCATCCGCTACTCAGTGATGGCGGACGGCGACCCCCACCCGGTAGAGACCTGGCCCAGGGACCAGGACGGCCTGGGGGCCATCAATGCCACCACCCGCGCCGCTAACCTGTCGCTCCTCCACGGCCCGCATGAGGTCTACGTGGGGGAGCGGCTGCTGGCCAGGTTCGTGGACGGTGCCCGCGAGGGCCGCACCAGGCCCCTCCGGGCACCCGTGACCATCAATGACTAGTGCCACCACCACCACCCAGCCCCAGCGCGGCGGGCCTCAGCTCACCCTGCGGTTCCGCAAGGGCACAGACCTGCTGGCCTGGTATCAGCAGCTAGCCGACCGGAACGGGGTCAGCCTGACTGCTGCCCTGCTGGTCGGCCTCGATTTCTACCGCGCCGCCCACGACAACGGCGGCCTGACTCTCAACACCGCCCATGATGGAAGGACCCACCTAGCATGACCACCACAGACCGCCACGGCCGAACCACCGCAGGCCGCCCCAGCAGCTCAGGCCGCGCCGTGGACGCGGGCACTGCCCGCACCCTGGAGCTGTCCTATAAGCAGCTCGTCCGAGCCGGGGAGGGCAGCGTCAGGGCTGCCTGGCGATTCGGGCAGACCATCGACAGCCTCAGTGAGGCATACACCAAGCTCCAGCTAGCGGAGGCCATCGGCATCAGCTCAGGCACCCTGAACCGCTACCACCGGCTGTTTGGGGTCTACCAGCGGCCTGAGCTGGCCGTGGAGGCATCAGAACGGCTCCAGACGTACAACATCGACCTGATCTGGGCGCTACAGGCCCAGATGATGCCGATTGAACACAGGCCCCTGGCTGGGCGGCGGTACCGCTACAGGTGTCAGACCTGCCACGGCACCGACGTAGGCCGCGAGGAGGTCACCGACCCTGCCGAGATAGCCGAGCTGGACGCCCCGGCCAGGGCTATGGCAGAGGCGAACTGATGGGGCCGGGAGGCTGCCAGGAGCCAGGCAGGGACCAGGAGGACGCAGTGGCCGCCCTGCTGGAGGCTGAGGCCCTGGCCCAGGCTGAGGCCCTGGTGAGGGCAGACCAGGAGGGGGTGACCCCCCAGGACCTCCTGGCCCTGGCTGATCGGGCGGTCAGGATGGCTGGCGGGATGCGGGAGCACATCGTGGCGGGCAGCCTGCTCGATGCCTGGGCCGCGGCGGACTGGCTGGGGGACCTGGCCCAGGAGGTCAAGGACAAATTGCCGGTGGACAGCCGGGACATCATTGCGGCGGTCGAGGGCAACACCCTGCCGCCCAGGCCCCCCGCTGGGGGGATGGGCGGGCGCGGTGTCCACGTCGCGGAGCCCGGCACCGACGCGGAGGAGCGGGCGCGCAGCAGGGACACGGGCCGGTGAGCCATCTACACATAGTCCTGGCCATTGATGACCAGGCCACAGCCGAGCGGTGGAAGGCGGCAATCGCCTTTAGCCTCCAGGCCCTAGCTGACCAGGTGGCCTCCTCCAGGGGGCCGCTGGAGGTCCGCCAGGACTGGCCGGACCTGGAGAGCTGGCCCCAGGTCATCGACACCTGGCCTGGGCCAGCCCAGCTCAGGCGAACCATCAGGGTGACCCTGACCGATGCCCAGTTCACAGCGCTCCAGATGGCTGCTGACGAGGCAGCCGAGGACTCCCCAGCTCGGGACGCCATGTATGCGCTGGAGAACGCCTGGGCGGTCACAGCGCCCCTGCCTGGTGTCCCTGGGGTGGCCAGCAGCCCACCCCAGCCCAGGGAAGGCGGGGCGTTCTGATGCCCTACAGCCCAGGGCGGGACGACACCAAGTTCGGGAAGCTGGCCCGAGAACTGCACGCCGAGACCTCGGCCTACCTGGCAGCCATCGGCCACCTGCCCGACATCGAGGCATCAGCAGACCTCAACGACCGGCTGGCTGGCAGGTGGGCGGTCTGGTTCGAGGCCACCGGCAGCAGCATCCTGTGGAAGGGCAGGCCCGCCGCTGGCGGGCCGCTGCTGACCGCCGACAGCTCAGCCGAGCTGCTGGCCCTGATCGAGGAGGCAGACACCTGATGGGCGGCAAGCGAGTGGAGCCCACCGGCCGCTACGTGGTGGAGGACCACCCCAGCATCAAGGGCCTGGTCTGTGTCTACTGGCAGGCCGAGGGCCGATTGCACCGCGACCCCAGGCCCCTGATCACCCTGGGAGCCCCAGCGGTGCCCCTGCTGGCTGAGGCCCTGGCTGACTATGAGCTGGAGCACCAGGTGGCCCCAGCCCCCAGCCAGGTGCCCAAGCAGGCCAGGGGCAGGCTCAGGGCTGTCAACGATGACGGGGTGCTCTGATGGCTGAGCAGGTGATCAGGCCCAGGCTGTCCCTGGCCGATACCAGGCTGCTGCTGGAGGCCCTGGACCATATCCCGACCAAGACCGTGGAGGAGGTCGAGGCGGTCAGCGACCTGGGGGCCAGGCTCCAGACCTCAGCCCAGAACGGGCCGTTCCGGGCCGAGTGGTTCAGGCTGATGAACGGATAGGCCACCTGGACCAGCCCCAGACGCCAGGAGGCCCCCTGGGTTGGGAGCGCCACAGCGAACTGGCTATGGAGCCCCAGGGGGCCACCCGACCGGCTGATAAACCAGGGTCAGTCTAGCCCGCCCAACCGTCAGGGGGGCGGGCTAGCTGGCGTCTGGAGCATTCCCCCAGCCCTGGGGCCGGGCGGAATGCCCATCGAATCAGGCGGCGGACCAGCCATCCCGGCGAACAGAACCGGGAGGGGTAACCACAGCTAAGCCGGGGCCTGGCCGGGCTACGCCGAGCTGGGCCGGTCCAGGGACCTGACCGCCTCTAGGTGACCTGTCGGTCACAGGCCATAATCGGTTAGCGGGTGGCCAGGCCGTTGGCCTGGACGCTCACCTGGAAGTATCGCGGCTGCTTGAATGGCTCGCACTGGCCGCGATGGTTGCGCTGTAGGACCTCGAACTGGGTCTCGTGGAAGTGGCCGAACCCGAAGGCCCCCCAGTCGTGGCCGGTGCCCCCGGTGAACCGCCAGGAGCCGAACTGGTCCACGGTCGCCGTGCAGCTCGCCCAGTCGATCACAGGCTGAGGGCTGGGGCTGTGCCACACGTCCACCGTGCCGTTGGGGTGGTGGAGGTCGAGGACCGCGAAGTCATCGGCCGGGGTGGTGATGGTGCCGAACCCATGCACCGGCCCCGAGGCGAACACGGAGCCCTGCTGGTCGAACGTGCTGATGAACACCGAGAAGTGCTCGGGCTGGAGCGGCGCGGCTGATGCCGAGCTGGCCAGCATGGCGCTGGGGACCGCGATCACAGCCAACGCTGCGGCTGCGGTCAGGGAACGCCGAAGGAACCGGGGCAGTCTGATGTGCGTCATACCTGTGCCTTTCGTAGCGGGGTCCAGCCTGGCGGGGCTGGACCTCACCACCGTAGCCGCCCTGGGTCACGGCCGGGCGTCAGGATTCTTACCTCCAGGCCCGCGCCTGCCGCCAGCCCTGGTGCCCAGGTAGACCGACACAGCCCCGATCGCGGTCCCCAGCACGGCCGATACGGTGGCGATGTCCTCAGTGGTGACCGTGCGGCCCTTATTGAGCACCGCGCCAATGGAGCCGATGATCAGGACCGCGAACACGCCCACCACGATGAGGACCGCAGCCAGGCCGCGCCAGTCAATGCGGGACATCAGCCAGGCAGCGGGAAGTTGGCCGGGGGTGTCCAGTCAGCCCTGGCAGCCACCAGCCGCCCGCCCTGGTCCGAGCTGGGCACACCAGGCGGGAGGCTGACCGGCACGAACCGGATCGAGTCAAGGAACAGGACTTGAAACGAGGTCGCGCCAGGGAAGTCTGACGGGGCTGAGTACATCTGGAGCTGGTAGCCCTGAACCATCATCACCTGGGCCACCACCCGCCCGCCGCCAGGGGCAACCACGATCCCAGGGCAGGGCCAAATGGTGGTCGGGGCGTAGAACCCGATCGGGATAGCCCCGATGACCGTGCCTGCGGCTGGCAGCCCGCCCAGGTTCCACTGGATATAGCCCTGAATCCAGCAGACTCCTCGGTGGTAGTAGAACCGCAGCGGGGGCTCAGGGGGGCCTGCCACGTTGCCATCTGTCCAGCCAGGGCCGAGCGACAGGGACCAGTAGCGGGGGGCTGACTCCAGCTCAGCCCTGGTGACCTGCCCGTCCTGGCCCGGTATGCCCTGGGGGCCTGCTGCCCCCTGGGGGCCTTGGGGTCCTGGCTCGCCCTGGTCCCCGATCGGACCCTGGGGGCCTGGGAATCCCAGCGTCCCGCGCGGCCCTTCCGGCCCGGCTGGTCCTGCTGCCCCCTCGGGTCCTGCCTGCCCGTCCACACCTGGCACGCCCTGGGGGCCTGGTGCCCCCTGCGGACCCTGCGGCCCCTGGATACTCCCGATGTCCACCCAGCCCAGCGGGTTATTGACCTGCGACACGAAGCCGTACAGGGTGCCGTCAACAGGGTGGCCCTCGCGGTGGAACAGGAGCGCATCCCCGATCCGGCACTGATAGGCAGGCTGGCCGGGCCGGTCCCAGTCGGCGGGCAGGTAGCCAGTCGGGGGCAGGTCCGTGGGGAGCTTGGACACCCCGAACTGGCCCACGATGATGGCTGCCGCGCCGTCCTGGCCAGGAGGCCCCTGGACCCCCGTCTGTCCGGTGAGCCCCTGGGCACCCTGGGGGCCTGCTGGCCCCATCTCGCCTCGGGCACCCTGCCCGCCTGGGATGCCCTCCTGGCCCTGGGGTCCTGGGAACCCCATTTCGCCTCGGGCACCCTGGGGGCCTGCTGGCCCCTGGGCTCCTGGCCCTCCTGGTGGCCCCTGCGCCCCTGGAGGGCCTGGGGGGGCCTGGAGGATGCCGGGGGTTATCCAGGGCTGGCCCCCTGGGCTCAGCTCGCGTACGAACGTCCACAGCGTGCCGTCAGGCTCGTAGATCAGGGACCAGCCCAGCTCCACCTGGGTATCAGCCACGGGCCTGCCCAGGCCGTCCCAGTTGGCGGGCAGGAACCCGTCCGGGGGCAGCTCGCTGGGCTGGCGCTGCGCCCCGAACGTCCCCACGATGATGGTTGCCTGGCCTCCTGGTCCAGGTGGCCCGTCAGGGCCTTGGGGACCAGACGGGCCTGGTGGCCCCTCGGGGCCAGGCATCCCCGCTGACACGTCGATGGCCCCAGGCTGGCGGGGGACCGTCACGTCTATCTCGGTCATCTGGTCACGTCCGGTTCCACGATCACAGGCCCCTTGATGATGGTCTGGACCCTGCTCACGGGCCTGGTGAGCTGGAGGTCCCACCGGCCGGTCGGGCAGCCCTGAGACTGCCCGGCCGACAGGTGAACGAATATCCAGTTGGGCGCGGTGATCTGGCACACCAGCTCCACAGCCACCCGGTGATCAGGGCTGCGGCGGACCTGTGCCCGAACTGACGTGACCTGGCTGAGGTCATAGGGCTGGGTCCTCTCGTCGTCCTCCCACAGCCTGAACCCCCACGAGCGGGAGTCGCCCCGGTAGACATACAGCGGGACCTCGACCGGAGCCCCGGTGTCTGCCTCGGCCTCAGCCAGCACGGTGGTCATGGTTACCTCTTGGGCTCGCGCTCAGGGTCGCCGGGGAGGCCCTGGCCGGGCTCGCCCTCCTCGGGCCTGGTGCCAGGAGTGCGGACCCAGGCCCAGGCCAGGGTGGTGCCGTAGAGCACCGCGACCCAGGTTCCGGGCAGGCCCCTGGTCGGGAACCTGGGCTCGTAATCGTCCTCCACCTGCGGGGGCTCGGCCATCAGGACATAGCCCGTGAAGTTGTCGGCCCCATCGGTGATCTGGATTCGGCGGGTCATGTTGAGGTCAGGGACCTCGGGGTGGCCGCCCAGGTCGTCCGGGTCCTCTACGACCGGGTAGACCGGCCGCGGCGGGATGGGCAGCGGGTGGCCAGGCCGCCCTGGGTAGCCAGGCAGCCCTTGGCCTGGCCCCTCACCTGGGAGGCCCTGCCCTGGTGCCCCGCCCTCGGGCAGCCAGTGATCAGGCGGGCGCGGTGCCCAGGGCGGGCGCGGGAGGGGCTGGCCTGGGTACTCGGGGAGGCCCTGGTCAGGCGTGCCTGGCTCGCCCAGGTCGGGCACCCAGATGGTTACCCGCTGGTATCCGGTGACTAGCATGTCGGTCCTTTCGTTGGGGGTTGGCCTGCCTCGACGCTACGCCGAGGGGGTGACTAGCTGACAGGGGCGGTCCAGGTCGTTGACCAGGTTTGGGGGCCGACCTTCCCGTCCACTGTGAGCCGCTTCTCCTGCTGGAATTGGCGGCAGACCCGCTCACTGCCTGGGCCGAATATCTGGTCCACGTCGATGGTCCAGCCCCGGCTCCGCATCTTGGACTGCCAGGTCCTCACGTCAGGATGGCGCTGGTTACGGTCCTGGCCGAAGTAGGGGCTCGCGGAGAACGGGGGAGCACTGCCGCCCCCACCACCGCCGCCGCCGCCTCCACCGGCCGGTGGGGCGGTGGCCACGCCACCCGCGATCTGGATTATGCGGTCCATCGGGAACCCGTTGCCGCAGTCGTGATGGTTGCCCCCACCGGACCCGAAATTCTTGTGCTCACACAGGCCCTTGGTGGAGCCCTGGGCCTGGCTGGAGCTGAGCTGGGTCAGCGGGATGCCGAACTGGCGGGCCAGCTCCCCGGCCAGCCGACCGGCTGAGGTCAGCATGGCACCCTTCGACAGCCAGGTATCCCTGGACCAGCCCGAGGCCGCGCCGCCTGGGGTACAGAACGCGATGCTGAGGGCCTGCCCGTTGTAGCTGGCCTGAGCCCAGGCGCGGTCACCGTCGCGGACGAACTGAGCCGCCCAGTTGTCGCCGTGGCTCATGTCCACCGCAAAGTGGTAGCTGACCTTCGAGCTGGGGTTCGTCAGCCAGTTGCGAAGGGACTCCGCTGTGGTGGAGCCCTCGGTGGTGTGGAACGCGATAAGGCGGCGGTTCAGGCCCCCGCTGTTGTAGTGCTGGCTCGGCCACCAGGCCCTAGTTACCGCCATCGTCAGGTCCTCCCTCGTGCTCCAGGTCCCCGACCTGCTCGGCCTCGGGGACTATGGCCGCGTCTGGGTCCACCCCCTCCAGCTCGATGTCCTCGGTGTCGCCTGTGTAGGTCTCGCCCTTGCGGACCAGGCGGCGGTGGTGCCGCCCTCCTCGGATTGGCATTGCTCCTCCTGCTCAGATCGGGGCTGGCCCTCCTGGTCAGCCCTCGGGGTCGCTGCGCCCGGCCGCAGCACCAGCCCAGGCGGCGCGGGCGCGGAGCCGGTCCCAGCCAGGAAACGGGTCCAGGGCTGGCTGGTCTGCTGGGTCATCGCGCGGGATGATCAGGTTCAGGGTCATGACCCCCGCGCCGAACACTGCCGGGACCAGGAACTCCACGCCGCCCTGGGCCGCGAAGTAGAACCGGGCCATCTGGGTGTTGACCGCCGACCAGCCCGCATTGCCCTGGTTCGCGTAGACCCGTGGCTGGCCGTTCGCCAGGTTGACCCAGCAGTCGGACGCCATCTCCCCGAAGCGGTAGGTCGCGTTGTTGTTGTTGCCTGTCTGACCGCCCACGGTCAGGTGCGCGCTGAAATCCACCTGGACCGAGTTGAGGAACCCCAGCAGCCGGTAACGGAACCGGGTGTTCGGGCTGAGCGTCCCCACAGCAGGCGCGATCGGGTTAACGGGGTTGGTCAGGGTGCGCCAGGGGCCGATGGCCAGGTCTACCCCGCCAGGGCCAGGCTCGCCGCGCTCACCCTGCGGCCCCTGGGGACCTTCCGGCCCCCGCTCACCCTGGGGGCCTTGGACCAGGCCAGGTGAGGCCCAGCCACCTGGCCAGCCCGGCGCGAATGTCCACAGCGCCCCGTCCTGCTCGTAGATCAGGGACCAGCCAGGCTCTAGCTGCTGGTCAGCAGCGGGACGGCCTGGACCGTCGAACCCGGCCAGTATGAGCCCATTCGGGGGGAGGTCTGCCGGGGTGGTCTGCTGGCCGAAGCTGCCCACGATCAGGGTCGCGGTGCCTGCCTGGCCCTGCGGCCCCTCGGGACCTCGCGGCCCCTCCGGTCCAGGGTCGCCCCGGTCGCCCTGCTCGCCGCGGTCGCCCTGGTCTCCGCGTGGCCCTGTCGCCCCGGTGTCTCCAGGGTCACCCTGCGGACCCTGGGGGCCTTCGGGACCTAGCGGGCCTTGGGGTCCTGGTGGCCCTCCAGGGTCGCCGGTCTCACCCTGGGGGCCTGGAGGACCCACTGGCCCCTGGGGGCCTGGAGGCCCTGGCACCGACCCCGCGTAGTCCTGCTGACGGGGCACCATCGTCATGTCCTCGGCGCTGGTGGCCCCGGCCGGGACCTCGATCGTGCCGAGGAGCACCCCAGGCCCGGCTGAGCCCTCGGGGCGGACAGCTAGCCGGTACTCGGCCTGTTCGGGGTCAACGATCACGGCCCACAGCTCGTCCGTGCGGTCATCAGCGCCGCCTGCCTGGGCGATGGCCTCCAGGGTGATCGGTGCCGTGAGGACCGCCACCGTGCCGTCCCCGCAGTCAGCCAGGGCCAGCCAGCCAGGGTCCACCAGGACCAGCAGGCCACTGGCAGCGGTCATGGTGACCGGGGTCACGATGCCGGTGGACCGCGCCGCCAGGGCGGTGATCACCTGTCGGTCATCCCAGGCGGCATACCTGCCTGACTGGCCCCAGCGGAGGAGCTGCGTCGGGGTGGTCATGATCCCAGGTCCTCGACCGTGAGTATCTGGGGGTTGCCGGTCAGCCCGGTGCCGTTGACCCGGAACTGGACCCCGCTGGAGACGTAGGACCACACCCGCCCGGAGAACACCCGCTCGAACCGCACGTCATTGATGGCATGGCGGAATATCCACTCGACCTGTGCCTGCTGGTAGCCGGGGGTCACCCCGCCGACGTACGAGAAGTTGAAAGCGGCATCGCGGGCCAGCCCAGCGGTCACAGCAGCCTGCCCGGCCGCCCGGTAGCCGATCCCGATACGCAGCTCCCCGTTCTCGCGGAAGTTGCTAGGGGCCGCCACGAGCTGGGCTGAGGCTGTGGAGTACCTGACCCGGTACCACTGGCCTGGCTCCATCATGACCGGCATCGAGTCAAGGGACTGCCCGACCGAGGCCGGGAAGCTGCTACTCGAATACACGTTGGCGTTGTTCTGCCAGGTGTAGGACATCAGCCGCCGCTCTATCGCGGCATCGACCGACCGAATGGTCATCGCGGCGGCGGTGTTCGAGTTGGCCGGGGCGGTGATGTTGACCAGCGGAATGCCTGCCCGCCCGGCTGCCTGAGCCCTGGGGATCACCCGCAGCTCAAACGTCCCGTCGTCGGGGTTCGTATCCGCCCACACGTAGTCCTCGCGGCTGCCGGTCGCGGGGCCTGGGTTGACCTGGACCATCAGCTCCTCGCGGCTGCCGATCACGGCACTGGTCAGGTCATCGCAGCCCGCCACGCCGACCCAGCCGCCCTCGATAAAGATGCTGAGCCCGGTCCCTGCCCTGACGTAGACAGGCCGCACCAGCCCGACCCGGCCAGCAGTCACCGCCGTAATCACGGCGCGGTCGTCCGAGGCGTCATAGTTCGCGCCCTGGCCCCACGCGAGCTTGCCGCCCGGTGCTTCGCTCATCGCTGGACTCTCCTCTGCTGTGCTGGGCGGAATCCGCCTTGGTGGAACGCCTGGCTGGCCTGCCGGTCCATCCGCGAGATAGCCCCGTTGATGCTGGTCCTGGTGGCCTGCGGCGGGCTGGTCAGCGCCGCCGACCAGTTAGCGATGCCAGTTGCCGCGTTGACCTCGACCTGGAGGAGCCGCGCTTGGAACTCCACGCCCCCAGGAATGAGCGGGGTCACTGCCCGCACCGTCACGGTGTCGCCTGGCCCGTAGGTCAGGATCGACGGATGCGACTCGGGCGGGGCTCCGGTGACCTCCTGGGCGGGGATCGAATTGATGATCGTGGCGGTGGTGGACCGCTCCCACAGGGTGGACTCCAGAATGGTGCCTGGCCAGTCGTCTACGGCGTCGAGCCGGGGGAGCTGCGGGTTATCTATGTAGGTGATGGCCACCGGCCGCAGCGCCCCCTCGGGCGCATCGCTGGGCAGGTCACCCACCGCGAACGTGTGCGTGCGGAGCTGGTCCGAGTCCATCAGGAATCGGTAGTTCAGGATCGCGCCGGGCACTGCCACGCCGAGCCCGGCATCATCTGAGCCCACCCTGGGGTAAGCGATCCGCAGCCAGCACTGAGGCCGCCCGTTCGGCCCTGCCCGGTATTCCGTCCTGAACTCCGGGCCGTCAAGCACACCGCACAGGTTCATCAAGAGCTGGCCCCGCGAGCCGCCCTCCAGAAACTCGTACTTGCGGCGTCGGCCCTTGCCTGGCCCTGGGTCGGTGGCGAGGATGACGCCGACCTCTTGGACTGGCTCCGCGAGGGTCCGCGCTATGAACGTCTGCTCGACGGTGACCTCTGGCGGGCCAGCACTGCCGAACTCCAGAAACGGGTGGGTGTCCTGCTGCCTGCGGGTCAGGTAGCCGGGCAGCTCCAGCAGCGTGAATTGCACGTGAGCTGAGCCGTCCTGGTCCTGTAGCCCGGTCGGCACCCCGCAGAAATAGGGCTCGCCCGCGTAGAGCGCCCAGACCCGCCATGACCACAGGTTGATAAGGGTCTCGGAGTCCAGCCCGCACGGCAGGTTCACGGTCATGTTCCCGTGCCCGAACGCGCTGACCCGCTTTACGCAGTAGAACGAGCTGACATCGATCATGCCTAGCTGCCGGTGGGGTGGCCGCATGGTCTCAGCCCAGAACGTCCACTCGCCGGGCAGCTCGGTGGCTGGCAGCCACGGGTTGATCGGGATGGCCCGAGACTCAGGCCCCGCGCTCCTCAGACCCATGTTGACCTCCAGGCCAGGACCACCGAGCCGCGCCCGCCAGCCCGCAGGGTCCACCGCACCGAGGAGGCCCCCGCGATGGTCATGGGCCTGGAGCCAGGCAGGATCATGCTGGCCCTGGAGTAGCCGCCTGGTGCCTCAGCGGTCAGGTTGGCTGTGGCCACGAGAATCTGGACGCCGGTCTCGATGGTGGCCAGCCGGATGCCCCCGATGCCGTCTGTGAGCAGGGACTCCGACAGGTCCCCGGTGTAGGCCGCATAGACCGGCGCGGGATGGTTCCCGGTGTTCCGCAGGAGGGCTGAGTTCGGGATGGCCGCGGCGTACCGCCACGGGTGGGTCCTCGGGTAGTCCCGGCCGGTGGCCTCGGTGATGTTGGTCAGCTCCACCGTCTGCCAGGTGCCCTGAGACAGGGCAGGGTCAGCAGCGGTCAGGGCCACCTGGTAGCGGAACCCAGCCGAGCCGAGCCACTGGACCCGGAACTGTTCGGACCCTGCCCGCACGTCAGCGGTCAGGACCCGCTGGAGGTCCCAGTCACCGACCGCGAACAGGACGGGCTCACGGGCAGCAGCCCTCACGGCGAGCTGGTCACGGAACCGGCCCAGCTCCTCCCGTGGCCCCGTGACCGCGCCCGACAGGATCACCGTGCGCTGGCGAAGGACCTTCGGCCCCCAGGCTGACCCGTCGCTGATGACCCGCGCCACGTCGTTGCCGTCCAGGGGCGGGGAGTCCAGCCAGCCCTCCAGGTTCGTGACGACGGCGCACAGCCCGTTGGTCTGGTCGCCTGTGTTGAGCCAGAGCCCATCCCAGACAACCGGCGTCAGCTCGCGCAGGGCTTGGCGGGGCGGTACCTCATAGGTCCAGTCGAACCCGCGTTCGTAGCTGCGGACCCTGGTAGCGGCGTAGAGGCCCACCGGCATCCTGGTCATGAGAGGCCCCCAGCCGTGGCCCAGGCCAGCTCACGCGAGACCAGCGCGGCTAGCTGCTGCTCGTCCATCCCGGCCGAGGGGTAGACGTTGATCACCTGGCCAGCTCCAGCGCCCAGGCCAGCCATCCCGCCGCCGAAGCCACCCAGCGGGGAGGCCATGCCGGGCACGGCGGGGACCTCCAGGTGGTCAGCGGCCTTGGCCATCCCGACCTCCACGCCCTCCATCAGGCCCTCCCCGAACGGCATGGTGTAGCGGGACGGGGAGCCGATGCCGAACGCGGACTTGAGCCCGCCCAGGATCGGCCCGGCCACGTTGGACTGGAGCCAGCCGCCCATCTGGCTGGCGGCCTGGAGGCCCTGCTGTAGCCCGCTGATCATCTGCTGACCGATGGGGGTCATGGCGGCGGCGTCGAGCCCGGACCTGATCTTGTCGAGCACGGGGCCGGTCATGTTGGCCTGGAGCCAGCCGCCCATCTGCTTGGCAGCCTCCAGGCCCTTCTTGAGCCCGGCCACGACCTCGGACCCCACGGTCATGGTCTGGGTCGAGGGGCTGAACACCCCGAACCCGGACTTGATGAACCCCATCACGGGGCCGGTGACGTTGGACCCGATCCAGCCGCCCATGCTCTTGGCGGCAGACAGCCCGGCCTTGAGCCCTTCCACCATGCTGGAGCCAGCCGACTGGGCCTCGCTGGTCATCTTGGACCAGGCCCCCCGCGCCGCATCGACCATGCCGCTGGTGGCTGACTGGACCGCAGACAGGGCCTTACCGAACCCGGCCGCGACCACGCCGCCGATGGCCCCGGCCACCTGGCCCGCGACCCCGGCCAGCTCGTGGAACGCGGGTATCAGCCCTGGACTGTTGCCGGTGATCCAGTGCCACAACTTCTCGGCTATCCCGATCAGCCACTCCACCGCAGCGCCCAGCAGCTTGATGGGCTGGACCACCTGGAGCGCGGCTGAGGCCATCGCCAGCAGCTTGATGGGGACCTCAAGAATCGGGACCAGGACCTTGGTCGTGATGTCGAGCAGGAACCCGATCACCTTGATTACGGCGGTGATCGCGGGGACTATGGCCCCCATCGAGTCGGTGGCCCCGTCAGCCCCGCCAGCCAGGTTTTGACCGAACAGGGCAGCGATCTGCTGGAGGAGCGGGGCCAGGTTCTTGAGGGCTGGCCCTAGCGCGTCCCCGATGGCCTTGATGATTTCCCATAGGGCCAGGCCGAAGGTCTTGACCAGCTCCCAGACCGAGGACAGGGCTGGCTTGAGCCCGGTCCAGAGGGCCTGACCCATCCCGATTACGCCCTCGCG